CCGACGATGAACGCGCCAGAGGAATCAATATTGCTGACCTTGTCTCCCCAAAGGACTAAGCTTATGTCTGGACACCGTTATATATGCACAGTCTGTGGATGCGCCGCGCTCATGCAAAGGAAGCACCCATGTGTCGCGTGTGGTGGAGAAGTCCGGGAAGCTATCCGGTTTACGCAGCGTGAGACGACGTGCGTTATCTGCGGGAAGATATTCACGCCACGCGATGGAAGGCAGAAGGCTTGCCCCGGTGTGTGTCAGAAAGAAAACAGGAAGAAGACTAGCGCCGCATCCGCGTTGCGCAGGTACCATGAAAAGCACATAACGAAACGTGGTGATAGGAAAGAGGAAGTAGGTAAATACAAGTCCGCATGGACATGGCTTGCGCGCTACACGGATGAATACGGGGAATATGCGGGGAAGCGTACGATACTGCACACGCTGGAAGAGAAGACCGAGGCGAATGATTGGCCGTGGCCGTCTCCGCTGGACGGCGTAGGTATGAGCGTACCGGAAGATGACTATTGGGCGGGGTTGTTTACTTGTGGAAAGTGTTATGGGGATGTGGGGGCATGAATGAATTTGCAATGGAAGTACGGGCTATCCGCATTATAGAATCATGCCATAGCCGAGACCAATTGCGAGTTGCGCGGGCGTGGGCAATTCTATTGAGGAGGCGCATCGGCGTGTTGAGCCGTGATGTTGAGTGTGCATACATTAAGGCACTTGGTCGATTATGCCCGTTTTAGTATATCCACCGCCAACGTGGTGTGCAAAATTCTGCCACGCTTGGGAGCAGAAGCGTGAGGACAAGGTGCCTGGCAGCGGATGCGGGGCGGAGATCACACAGCCGGGGAAAGGCTGCATTAATGCAACTTGGAAGGAAACGGAAAGGGGGAAGGGGTGAGACTCATAGCTTGGACTCTTTGGTTTGCCGCCTTGTTGCTGGCTGGCGCATTGGAGTCGGTTCCCTGCGTCTGTGGATGTCTGGTGTTCCTGTTGTTTCCTAAGGACCTTCAAGCCTGCAACAAGATCGTTATCTACAGCAGGGACAATATCCGCATGATCTGGACGGGAAAAAACGCCGTCAATGGAGGTGAATTATGAAGTGGCGCAACGAGGCTCCGACTGTTGACGGGCTCTATTTCTACCGGCCCATTGGCGGGCCACGGGCGGTAGCCCAGGTGCACAACGGCATGATCGAGTTTCCCGTTGTCGGGAACGTAACCGTGGCGCTCGCGTTGGCCGTCTTCAACTGGGTCCAGTGGGCCGGGCCGATTGCCGAGCCGGATGACGAAGTATGATTGCCTATCTTGGCATAGACCCCGGCGCTACCGGGGCGTTAGCACTTTATGGCGTGGATACTGCCGAAGTGTGGGACTTTAATCCCACTTCTAACATCGAATCCTTGCGCACTCTAACCAGTGAGTACACCATTCGCATGGCAATTCTAGAGCACGTGGGCGCGATGCCTGGGCAGGGAGGGGTCTCCATGTTCTCGTTCGGCGCTAACTTCGGATGGTGGCAGGGCGTGTTGGAAACTCTTGGCATCCCGTATCAGCTTGTTCGCCCGCAGAAGTGGCAGAAGGCGCTTGGAGTGCCCAAGAAGTCTAGCAAGACGGACAAGCCGAGCCTCGCCATTGCGAGACGTAGATTCCCGCTCTTGGACCTTCACAGGCAGAAAGACCATGGCAGGGCGGATGCGTTGCTGATGGCTGTTTACGCCGCGACGTTGGCAGTATGAGCACTTTCCCTCCCGTCCGATCCGTCAAGGTGGCCCCGTCCCCTTTCTGCGAGTCTCATAATACCAAAGTAGCGCGTGACGAAAGCGGTAGGTTTTACGTCACTTGCAAGGATTGCGAAGCGCAGGGGCCGCATGATGCCATTAAGTCCGAGGCCGTGGAATGGTGGGTTGTGTAAATAATGTTCTGGGAGTGAATTAATCTCTTGCATTCGCCTTGGGTATTCGCTATGTTGCAGCAACACAAAGGAGATGATAGTATTATGGACGCGAGCTTGCCAGAACTTGGGATTAAGAACATATCGGACTCCGTGGAGCACCCGTCGCACTACACCCAGGGGCCGCCGTGCCCTAATTGCGGTTCAGTTATCGAGTGTATCACCATTACGGAGCGCATGGATTTCATGCTTGGCAACGCCATTAAATACATTTGGCGTTCTGGCCTGAAGGGCACTCCCATTCAGGACTTGAAAAAGGCCCGGTGGTATCTTGACCGAGAGATTGCACGACGTGAAGGCGAGTCTCTTGGTTCGTGTCTTTCCCGTGGCGACGACATGCAAGCCCCGTCTATGCCGGAGGTGAAGTAATGACCACTGCAAGCCTCATAAGGCAGTACGGAGGCCAGCGCGCCGCAGCGAAGGCGCTCGGAATACCGCGCTCTACGCTGCAAAGTCGGCTGTATCAGGAGCAAAGAGATTACATGACGATAACTCCTGAAAAAAAATACGATGTCAAAACATTGGGCGAAATTTACGCAGCGTCTGAATCTGGGCATAAACCACCGCGTAATCCAGCGCAGACGGGCAATAATTCCCTAAAACGTTCGCCATTCTCGAATAGCGAACGAAATGTCAAGCAACCTACTTCCGATAAACGCAAAACTGTGCTTTTCCTCTATGACGTGCATCTGCCTAACGAGAGTGAAGAGAACATTGCGCTTGCGCTTGACTACTCGCAGTCTCGGCACGAGGTTGGCACTGTGGTTGTGGGCGGTGACTTGCTAGACGCTACAAGCATTTCACGGTTCAAGAAAGATCCTTACGAGACAATGCCGCTGCATGAGGAGATTGCATACGCGGTGAATTGGCTTGATGCCCTGCGTAAGCGGTTCCCGCGTGCCCACATTGCGCTTGTCAAGGGCAACCACGAAGCGCGACTTCAACACTACTTGTGGACTCAAGCTATGGAGATCAGCAAGCTTAAGGGCCTATCCATACGTGAGCAGCTTGAACTTGATAGGCTCAATATTCAGTGGGTGGACAATCTTGAATTGGTACAACGTGGGGGCAATGTTTACAGCATTGGGAAATTGAACATCCTACACGGGCACGAACAAGGTATTTGTCCAAATATTAACCCGGCGCGGCAATACTTTCTTCGCGCTCTCGACAACATGATTTGCGGGCATGTCCATAAGGTTGATGACCATGTTGCTAATACCGTGGCGGGGAAACAGCTCGGCGCTTGGGTTTGCGGACATTTGCAGAATGAGCATCCGGCCTACCGTCCGTTGAACCCTTGGTGCGCTGGATTCGCAGTTGCTCATTTCGATGCAGATGGCCTGTTTAGCGTGAAGTTGAAAAAAATAATTGAGGGGCGCGTACTGTGACAATCACCGCCAACCAATGCCAGCAATGCGGACGGCTTGACCTCAAGCTATTCGGGGGCCGATGTGAGACGTGCCGCCACCGCACACCTGCCGAGGTATGGGCAGAACTGCGCAGGAACACGCCTGCCGACATCCGAGTAGAATCATTCGGGCAAAGTGCTAAGAATAGCCCGCTGCGGCTGAATACCACGCTCGCCCCTCTAGAAGATGTGGAGCGAGTCCTATCCACCCTGCACATGGGCGAAGGGCGAATTATGACATATGTCGAAACGCTAAACGGAATTAAGGCAAGGTATGAGTTCCCGGTGAACTCTGAAAATATCCCAAGTAAAGAGGAGGTTTACGGATTGTTGGCGCATCAGGCGTTATAAGGCATTTGACGTTTGGTAAAATATTGAGTATGAAGGGTATACTGTAAGGGGAGGGTTGAGGAATGGAATATTATCCGCCGAATGCGCTTATGCGCCAAGTCAAGAGATTGTGGGGAGAGACGGACGCGGACGTCGTGTCTAGAATCGGCGAAGAGATTTTGAATGACGCGCCATGGTTTGAGGAAGTGGCCTCGGCACGCTTCGGCGTTCTTGTCAACATGGCTTGCGCTGGGGTGGACATTGTGGACCCTGACACGGATATTGCGTACATGCGAGGGCTGCTCTTAGCCAATGAGTACCACGACGCTGCTAACGTTGTGCAAGCGCGCATGGGCTACGTGATGGAACTTGCGGAACAGATGCGAACCGGTAAATGGCGCGCACAGGACTTGCGATAATGAGTTACCAGCCGTCTAGCACGCTCCTCACGGCGTTACGTTTTTCAGAAGGGAACCCCAGGCGCAAGGGGTTCCCTATGCTTATTTCGTATCGAGATACGAACGATGTATGGACGCTGGGGTGGGGGCACAATCTTGAGGCGCATCCAGACCCGAATTACCCGCCCAAGGCTGGCACCACGTGTACCGCAGATCAGGCAGAGATATGGCTTGTGGCGGATGTGATTCTGGCGGAATCAAAGATGCGCCTCCATTGGCCTTGGATGCAGCAACTGCCGCCAGGCGTCTATGATGCTTGCGTGGAGCTTGTCTTTAACATGGGCGTCGGAGGGCTGGCAACATTCCTTGAGTTCTTGCGATCTTTGCAGAAGCTTGATTACGATTCGGCGGCTTATCATCTCAAAGACTCCAAATGGTATACTCAAGTCAAATCAGAACGCGGCGATAGGCTTGTAAATCAAGTCCGTCGTGGGCAATAAGGAGAGAACTTTGAACACTAAGAATTTCTTTGCTTCCAAAGTTATCCAGGGAGTATTGGCCGCTGGATTGGGCATCATGCTCCCCAAGCTGCATATCCCTGTGGTTGATACTGACGTGCAGGGCATTGCGTCCAACGTGCTGACTATCGCGGGATTCGCCTGGGGTATTTATGGGCGTGCAAGTGTGCCTGGGTTCGGACTTCGGATCGGATCTGTTGTGCTTTCGTCCGTCGTCAACGCCCTTGAATCTCTTCCTCCCCCCCCTGCCTCGCAGGTCCCGGCGTCCTCCTCTGCGTCGGGGCCTGTTGAGGCTACTCCCGTTGTGCCTGCCGAGACTCCCGCCGTCGTGGCGGAATCCCCGGCCAAGCCCTCTGAATCCCCGGAGGCCGTCAATGCGTAAGCCGTTCTACCGCTGCGTTGGCGTCTGTCTTGCCCTTGGTGGCCTGATTGGTATGGCTTATGGCTGTACTGCCGCAGGGACTAACCCTAGCTTCTCGTACGTGCCCCCTGCCATTTGCGTTCAGGATAACGCCACGGGCAAGTATGACTCTGAAATCCTCGCCGTGCTGCCCAATCCCACGGGCACGGGCGTTGCCCTCCAGCTTGCCGACTATGGCGCTATCGCCAAGCATGTCTACAGTGATGAGACGGCCCTCATGGTCATCACTGACATTCGAGGTGCGCTCTCCGCTGCCAAGAGCTACGGCGAGCTTGCGACTTATGTTGCGGCCAAGCTTGATGACGCGAACCTTTCCGCCGGTATTGTAATCTTCACCAATACAGGGATGCTCGCGCAGTTCAACAGCGCCAAGCCTATTGGCGATTGTGACCGGGCCATTATCTCGCGGCATCTGGACAATCAGGAGTCGCTTGTGAAGGCCCTTGCGGCATCTGGCAAGTAGCAAATAGGCGGTAAGCGTGGATTTTAAACCCAGCGATATTATCCTTGTGCATGGCGCAAACGCTCTAGGCTCGGCTATCCGAATAGCGGAGCGCGGCCCTGGAGAACCACCTGCCTATGCCAATCACGTTGCCGGGTTTACTTCTGCTACCGACGTTACCGAGGCGTTGTGGAGTGTCCAGACTACCCCCTATGAGTCTTGGCATGTCACAACGCCTATATTTCAAATCTGGCGCTGCAATGCAATTACAGACGAACAGCGCAGCATAGTCGCAAACGTCGCACAAGGGTATGTCGGCCGTTCCTACGGCTGGTGGAAGCTCTTGCTGCACCTTGGAGATAGCGCGCTATCCTGGTACGCGGGGCGAGAAATATACGCCTTCCGCCGCTGCATGGCCGATGGACGTTACCCGATATGCTCTTGGGTATGGGCATATGCCTATGAAGCCCTCGCTCCGAATTTCTTTGGAATCGCTCCGTCCGAAGCGCAGCCTGACGACATCGGCGATTGGCTGAACTCGCATCAAGACGTTTGGGCGAAGATTTATGAGTCCACCGGGGAGGCTATCTAAATGCCCGAATGGGGGAGCCTTGCCTTGACAATTGCCGGAGCAGCGATACTGTTGCTTGTCGGCATCGTTGGGTGGATGTATCAGGAGGATCGCCGGGGTTTATCCTCGCGTATGCGGGATGGGTTCGACGAAGTTAAGCAGATGTTCATTGCGCAGTCTGCCAAGTATGACAAGCTCGATGAGAGGCAAGATGAACTTGACAGAGATTGCCTTAAATGGGAAGACTTGAGGCGGCTCGGTTATGACGAGAAGTTGCGTGACCATGATAGGGACATAGCGGCCATGAAGGCTACATGTAGAGAAAAACACAATTAACGAATTTTCGGGAGGAAGGATCGGATATGAAAGCTTTCGACATCGAGAGTGGTATTTTCAACGAAGACGCTACTCTTAAGCAGTGCAGCAATGAATTTTGGAGTCTTATCCATTCTGGAGATGTTAAAAACTTTTTGTCTGTGTCATTCTCCGGTGACTATGCTGGGGTGAGTATCATTTTTCAGTATGATGGCGGAGCGTCTTTTTCATCTCGGTACAACGATTTGCTTCGGGAGAATGCGGAGTTGAAAGCGCGTTTCAAAGGCTAGAAGATACAGGGGCGTCGCCAAGGCAGTAAGGCACCGGAGAAATCCGCCACGCATGGGTGCAACTCCCATCGCCCCGCCTTAAATCTCCATTCGCAGGGCTATACGCGCACGCTATGATCGGAGCAGTTACGTCATTGGATTTGCGAGTTGAGGCTTGCCCCTGAGCCGAGATGCAGAATCAGGGGAATGAAATTTCTAGGAAGCGTGGCCGAGTACGGTCTATGGCAGCGGATTTGAATCCCGCAGGAGTGAAAGCTTCCACACGTTCAAATCGTGTACCTTCCGCCAAATTTCTACCGGGATAGGCAAGGAGTAATTGCCCTAGCCGACAAGGCCAGAGTCCACTGGCTTTCCCGGTAGCAACTGGACATAGCACCGAGGACAGGTGCAAATGCAGACGATCTATGACATTCGATGCCGGATATTCTCGGCTAAGCTTCCGCCATTGGTGCGGCTTATCGGAATAGCAATTGCCAGTCATATCAACCACAAATCACGGTTGTGTAATCCAGGGCAGAAGCGCATAGCCGCAATGTGCAACGTGAGCGTACCGACGGTCAAGCGGGCAATCGCCAAACTGAAGAAACACGGCATACTACAAACAGTAAAGCAGCAAAAGTCTAGCTTGTATGTGTTTTCAGAGGTGTTAGAGAATAGTTTAGAGATCACCTTAGATGATCCATCTGAAGGATCATCCATATGTGAGCTATCTGAAGATAAGCGTGGACAATTTACGATGTATACAGGACCATTCAAAGAAGGCATAGGCGAGGGGCTAGGTGAATACGATGAGCGGTAAAGAAAGCAAGTTGACCAATAAGCAGGCCGCATTCGTCAATGAATATTTGATTGATTTGAACGCGACCCAGGCCGCAATGCGCGCCGGGTACAGCGCAAAGACTGCAAACGAACAGGGCGCACGGCTGTTAACTAATGTTAGCGTTGCGGAAGCGGTAGCCAAGGCACTCACGGAAAGGGCCGAGAAAAGCTCCAGGACTGCCCTAGACGTGCTTAAAGACATTCAGGCGGATACAAGGTCGGCTCGGCAGCAAGGCGACCTTAAAACGGCGCTCAGAGGGTTGGAACTTGAGGGCAAGCACTTGGGCATGTTCGTTGAGCGCAGGGAGTTGAGCGGACCGGGCGGCGGAGCTATCGCCGTGCGCGGGATTGATGCGTTCTACGCGGACCAAGAGAAGACGGAGAATAAGGGGTAGCGTATGCAACTCGGCGGATTCATCCGGTTCCTGTGTGGGCTGGCGACTATCGGCAGCGAGATATTCAGCGTGAACCCTGGGCATAGCGGCTTCGGGTTCATGCTCATTATCGGCGGATACCTCTTGATGTGTGACGGCGTGCGCATGTGGCGGGACCGTGTTGTCTGGATGTAGTAAGCCTTCGCTCAACCCAGCCCTGCGGGACTTCTGGACGCCCCGTGCCCGTGGGCGTGTGCTGTACGGAGGACGATCTAGCTCGAAGTCTTACGACACTGCGGGCATGTGCATCTACCTCGCCAGCAATTTTAAGGGACGATTCCTGTGCGTTCGCCAGTTCCAATCAAAGATAAGTGCCTCAGTTTACACGCTTTTAGTAGACACTATTGAGCGTTTCGGGTTGCGAGACGAATTCAAGGTGACGGATACAACCATATCCCACGTCCGAACGGGCAGCGAATTTCTGTTCTACGGCCTTGCGCGCAACTTGAACGAGATCAAGGGGCTTGAGGGCATCGATGTTTGCTGGATTGAGGAAGCACAGTTTCTGACCAAGAATCAGTGGGAGATACTAGAGCCCACGGTGCGCAAAGAGGGATCTCAGTTCATCGTAGTGTTCAATCCACAGTTTGCCACGGACTTTGCTTACCAGCGGTTCGTGCTGAACCCTCCCCCCGGATTCATCGTGCGCAAGATCAACTACGACGAAAACCCTTTCCTGTCCAAAACCATGCTTGACGTTATCGCCGCCGCAAAGGATGAAGACGAAGACGACTACGCGCACATTTACCTGGGCGTGCCGCTTGAGGATACCGAGGGCAGCGTTATCAAACGCTCTTGGATTGAGGCCTCGATTGATGCACATATCAAGCTCGGCTTTGAGGCGGAGGGCGCGAAGGTTATCGGCTTCGACGTTGCGGATAGCGGCGATGACAAATGCGCGCTAGTGTACCGGCATGGCAGTGTGGCGTTGTGGTCGGACGAATGGAAAGCGCAGGAAGATGAGTTGCTTAAGTCCTGCTCACGCACCTTCCAAGCCGCTGCCGAGCGTGGCGCTAAGATCAACTATGACTGTATCGGCGTGGGGGCTTGCGCGGGCGCGAAGTTCGATGAGCTGAACAAGACTCGCCACCCGTCCGAGCGCATCCGGTATTCCAAGTTCAACGCGGGTGCTGCGGTGGATAAGCCAGAGGCTTTTTACACACGCGACGCACAGGGCCGCATTAAGAACAAAGACTACTTCTCGAATCTCAAGGCGCAAACGTGGTGGACCGTGGCGGACAGGTTCCGTAATACGTACAACGCCGTGCATCATGGGGAAACGTTCCCCGTTGACGAGATGATAAGCATTTCATCCGACATGCCCAACCTCGAGAAGCTGAAGACAGAACTCTCCACGCCAAAACGTGACTTTGACGCGAATGGCAGAGTTAAGGTAGAGAGTAAGAAAGACTTAGCGAAGCCCACGCGATTGGGCGGCCCGGTGCCAAGCCCGAATATTGCCGAGGCATTTATAGCCGCCTACTCTCAAGCCGGTCAGTCCGCACTCAAAATTACCGCTGAAATGTTGGCGAAAGCCGCGAGGAGATAACGCAATGCGTATGCCCCGGACGAAGAAGAATGAACAGCCTGCCGCGCCCACCGCGAAAGATTCGCAGAAGCATACCCGCGCCGAATCTCTCCGCATCTTGACGCACCGTATTATGACCGAGATTGCGACGGACCAAAAGAGTTACAACTACCCCGTGCAGCCGGTAACGCTGCCTCCTGGCGTTGTGCCTGCGGGGCTTGCTATGGACTCTCTGCCGATCATGGGCGGTAGTGACATCTGGGGTTATCTGAACTCGAACTATCCCGGCGGCGGTTTCCCCGGCTATCCATATCTGTCCAGCCTCGCTACCCGCGCTGAATACCGCGCCTTCGCTTCGGCCGTGAGTACCGAGCTTACGCGCAAGTGGATTGAGGTTGTGAGTACGTCCGGCGATGATTCGCAGAATGATAGGATAGAGGCGATCAACACGCTGTTTCATGATATGAAGGTGCGCGGGACATTCCAGCGTGCGGCGGAACACGACGTGCTGTTCGGGCGTGGGCAGATATTCGTTGATGTGGACGGAGCGGACAGGGCAAGGCCTCTCATCCTTGACCCTCGCACGGTGCGTAAGGGCAGCTTCAAGCGCATTTGCGCCGTTGAGGCGAACTGGACTACCCCGAAGACTTACAATTCGCTGGACCCCACCGCGCCGGATTTTTTCAAACCTAGCGTGTGGTTCATGCTTGGCGTAGAGGTTCATGCTTCGCGTCTCCAGACTATCATCACGCGCCCGGTTCCTGACCTACTCAAAGCCGCGTTCAATTTCGGCGGACTCAGCCTTTCCCAGCTTGCTGAACCCTACGTGGATAACTGGCTGCGCACTCGCCAGAGTATTGCCGACCTCGTAAATAACTTCAGCATTACCGCGCTGAAAACGAACATGGAACAGGGCCTCGTAGCTGGTGAGCCAGGCGATATCTTTGATCGCGTGAAGCTCTTTACCGATATGCGCAGTAACAAGGGCATGATGGTACTGAACAACACGGATGAGGACCTTGTGCAGATGAATGTGCCACTGTCCGGGTTGGGTGAGCTTCAGTCTCAAGCGCTTGAGCATCTTTGCACAGCCTCTCGAATCCCTGCTATGGTTCTGACCGGAATTAGCCCTACGGGCATGAACGCTAGTTCCGAAGGAGAGATGCAAGCTTGGAATAACTGGATTAGCGCACAGCAAGAGGCATACTGGCGTGAACCGCTAGAGGTGATCTTGAAACTTGCGCAGCTTTCCTTGTTCGGGGAGATTGACCCGCATATTACGTTTAACTTTGTGCCTCTTGCCCAGCCTTCTCCTAAAGAGATTGCGGAGATTAACGAGATTCAGGAACGTGTTGACGTGGCGTATATTGGCGCTGGCGTGCTGGCACCTGAAGAGGTGCGCGAGCACTTGGCGCATGATGTGGATAGCGGCTATCAGGGGCTTGACCTTGACGTGGTGCCCGTTGAGCCGAACGCGGACCCGGAAGGCTGGCAGCAAGAGCCGGACGGTGCAGAGGACAAAAGCGTATCCGAGGCGCAGCATAAGGCTATGGAGGCTGCGGCGCATGGCAAGAGTACGCTGGGCATCCCGAAGGGGGTAGGCGAAGAGTTTGTGAAGAAGGATGATGAAGCGTAGGCATGGCAGTTGTCCGACACATTGAAGATTGCCATCCCGAAGATGAACGGACTCTTTTCGGTATTGAGGCATGGCTTATCCATCTTGCGAATGGGTATGAAAAGCTAAATGTAGCGGATGTCCAGATTGGGGTTCGCCATCTGTTCAAAGAATATTTTCCCAGGTCTGCACCCTGCCTGGAAAGCGAGGGCTAATAGCCATGCCCATATGCGAACTCCGCGCCACCGCCTCTCTCCGCTGGTGGTTCTGGCCTTCTCTCACTCTCGCCATGGTTGCCCACCGTATCGGCTTGTGGCACGCGTCCGATTGGATGATGGAGCACGTGGTTAAGCCCGGCGTAAAGCTGGGAGAATGCAAGGCGGTTATCAATGGCGCTGAAGCCAAAGCCTAAGACGGCCCGTGCGGTCCAGGCGAACCGGGGCGTGCGCGCTGCGTACCACAAGCGCCTTTCTGCTCTCGTAGACAGGCTCACGGCAAGCGTTGAACGGTCCGTGGTCGCACAGTACCGGAAAGCTCCCCCGCGTGCGCTACAGGCCGTGCAGGATGTTGCCGGGGACGCAAGGCCCCCTGCTGAGTTCATGCGCCTTCGCATTGCCGAGCTACGTAAGGATTGGGAACGCCAGTTCGATGAATCTGCCGAAACCGTTGCCGAAACGTACATGTCCCGCATGTTCCGCACGACGGACAATGCCTTTATGGCCGCGCTGAAAGATGCGGGATGGGCGGTCAAGTTCGAGATGACTCCAGCGATGAAGGATGCGTTCAATGCCACAGTGGGCGAGAACGTGGGGCTTATCAAGAGCATCCCTGCGGAATATCTGGACCGTGTCGAGGGCGCGGTTATGCGTGGATACACCGCCGGGCGGGACTTGCAATCCATTACGGAGGAGTTACGGGCGCTCTACCCTATCACGGCGAACCGTGCGGCCCTGATAGCGCGAGACCAGTGCAACAAGGCTAACGCCACGGTCAACCGGACTCGGCAGATGGAGCTTGGCATAACGCGGGCGGTGTGGATGCATTCCCACGCCGGGAAGCACCCCAGACCGGGGCACCTCGCGGCGGATGGGAAAGAGTTCGACGTTGCGAAGGGTTGCTACATTGATGGGGAGTACATTCAGCCTGGAGAGCAGATAAACTGCCGATGCAGTTCGCGTGCCGTTTTGCCGTTCTGACAAAGCGCAAGGCATGAGAGTTTGACTTTTGCCTAACTATTTGTTAAATGACAAACTCAATTGCCTGAAGAATTGCCAATTAGCACAAATGAGGTCTGCGGATGTATCCAACGAGTCCGACGATTCCCCGGCATAACCGGGTGCAGGTCGATTCTGATTCGGCTGCTTTCTACGCTGGCACACGTTTTCGCTCTTTCCTTGAGGTTTCTTTGGCATCTTCTGCCACATTGACGGTGCGCATGGTCCGGCCCGTGGATATCATCGTGAAGGCGTTCACCCTGTCCGTGTATAGCGGCGAACTGCGGTGCGAGGTCTACCGAGGCGGGACGCCCTCTGGTTCTTTTTCCTCCGCCCTCCCGGTCCTCGGCATGTGCGAGTTTACAGACAGACCCACGCCATACGCAGCGCAATGCTCTTTGGCGTCTGGCGGTTCTATTTCCGGTGGTACTCTCTACGATATTATCCATGTGAAGACCTCTGGTGCCACAGCCCAACAATTCACCGTGGGAGCGGCGGGCGCGGACCAATTGGGTATCCCCGGAAATAGCATGGGGTATTATAAGTTCTCTAACCCTAGCAACGGCGCATCCGCTGGCATTTTCGTGATCCAGTGGGAAGAACTCCCGGTGAAGTAAACATGAGCCGAGCCAACCGATACGCCTTTGACAAGTCGCTCCGCCGCGTTGACGCGGACGGCCGTTTGCATGTTGAGAAAAGCAATATTTCTAAAGCAAACGTTTGCCCGTATTACGGCAGGGAGATTCCCGGATACGAGGAATTGGGTCTTGATGGAGATAGGGCATACATGCTTTTCCGGGACCCCGAAGAGCTTAAGGCCGCTGCTCCGACTTTTGCCAATCTCCCAATCCTGAAAGAACATATGCCAGTTTCGAGTGATGAGCCCAAGCCGGAACTTGTGGTGGGCACCATAGGCTCTAATGTCGAGTTCCATGCGCCCTATCTCACGGCGGATATTTGCATTTGGGACGCGGCGGCTATCGCGGGCATCGAAAGTGACAAGGTCCGTGAACTGTCGTGCGCCTATCGCTACGTGCCAGTGATGGAGCCGGGGAAGTATCAGGGCGAATCATACGACGGGCGTATGACTCAGATTCAAGGGAACCATCTCGCACTTGTCGAGGTCGGCAGAGCGGGCAATGACGTGGTTGTGGCAGATTCAAACCCTTTTCACAAGGAAGAACCAAAGATGAACATGACGAAACTTGGCCGCGCCCTGTACGTGGCCCTGTCCGCCGCCTCTCCGAAGCTTGCACAGGATGCCAAGCTCGGCGCGGTTGTGGGCAATGCCCGCCGAAAGGGCCTCAACCCTGCCGACATCAAGAAGCAGTTGGTTGCGATGGATGCCGAAATGTCTCCTGAAAAGATGGACGACATTATTGACGCCGTATTGGGTGTCAATGACAACCCGGAACCCACGAAGGACGAAGAGGCCCCCGGAATCGAAGCCAAGGCCGAAAAGTCCCCTGATGCCCTGGTCCCTGAAAAGCCCGAAGCCGAGGACGCGGACGGCGGCGCGGAGAAGATCAAGGCCATGCTTGAGGGCAAGGTTGACCCTGCCGTCATTGAGGCCATTTGCAAGATGATCGGCCCGAAGCCTGCCGAGGACGAACTCCCAGATAAGGGCGAAAAGAAGGACGAGCCTGTGAAGAAAGAAGATATGAAGGGCGCTATGGACGCCATGGAAAAGAGACTGCGGGACCAGTACAGGGCCCTGGAGACTGCCAAGGACGCCGTGCGTAACATTGTGGGCACCCCTATGGGCATGGACAGTGCCGAAGAGGTCTACGCCTTCGCCCTGGACCACCTGAAGGTGGACCACGCGGGGATTTCCGACGTGAAGGCCCTTGCGGCCATGTGCAAGCTTGCTGGCAATGCGAACAAGCCCGTTGCCCCCGTGGCGATGGATGCCAACACCATCAAATCCATTCCGGGGCTTGACCGCTTCCGGGCCGTCTAAAGGAGGCGCAATATGGGTTTTCAGACTTCTGTGAATCTCCAGCAGGCTGCGGCTGTAGCTGGTGATTTCGCTTCGGCTAACCCCATTTCCACGGTGGTTGCCCATGAGGGTACTCTCGTCGCTGGTACTGGCGGAGTTACCGTCGCGCGTTTCGCTTGGGCCGATTCTGGTGGCAATGTCACCAACGCGGGAACCGGCGCTCCCACTGGCTTTGTCGGACGCGCTCAGGGCGCGGCCCTTGTCACCACGTACCTGGCTGAAACTGGCAACCTCGTGCCCGCTGGCTTCCCCGTCACACTGATTCGCAGCGCGGATCTGTGGTGTACCATCACTGTGTCCGCTGCCGCTATCGGCAAGAAGGCTTTCGCCTCTAATACCGATGGCACCATGCAGCCCGGTACCGCTGGCGCGACTATTAGCGGCTATACCGAAACCCCTTTCACTATCACAGGCTTTCCCGTTGGCGGCACTGGTGCCGTTGGTGAGCTTGCCGTTATCTCGAACCTGTAGGAGGCAAGAGCATGGACTCTAAGTTGAAGGCCCTTGCCGAGCGTGCGGGCATCGTGTTCACTAAGCAGCCGGGCATTGCCCAGGATGCTCGTATTGTTGAAGGCGACCTCCAGATGGCCCTTGACGCCGCTTACCCGCTGGTGACTACGCCTAACAGCGGTATCCCGGCTATCCTGTCCACCTATGTGGACCCGAAGCTGATTGAAGTGCTGATTGCTCCCATGCGGGCTGCTGAAGCCGTTGGTTCCGAGGTGAAGAAAGGCGACTGGACTACCACTAGCGCCATGTTCACCATGATTGAATCTACCGGTGAAGTCTCCAGCTACGGCGATTATGAGAACAGCGGTTCGACTGGCATCAACACTCAGTTCCCGCAGCGCCAGCCCTACACCTACCAGACCGTCACCAAATGGGGCGAGAAGGAAATGGCTATGGCCGGCTTGGCGAAGATTGACTACGCCTCGCGCCTGAATATCGCTAGCGCCCTGACCCTGAACAAGTACCAGAACAAGACTTATATCTTTGGCGTGTCTGGCTTGCAGAACTACGGTTGTATCAATGACCCGGCGCTGCCAGCCGACCTGACCCCGAACACCAAGGCCGCTACCGGCACCGCTTGGATTCTCTCTGACGGCACCATCAACGCCACCGCCGTGGAAGTGCAGAGGGACATCTCCAAGATGTTTTACAACCTCCAGAAGCGTTCCAACGGCCTCGTGGAGACTACCGACAAGATGACCCTTATCATGTCGCCTCAGTCCAGCGTTGCCTTGACCATCACGGACCAGTTCAACGTGAACGTGGCGGACATCCTGAAGAAGACTTACCCGAATCTGGAAATCCGCACCGTGCCGGAATACGCCACCGCGTCCGGCCAGAAAGTGCAGCTCGTGCTTGACGAGTACGAAGGCCAGCGCACCTGGGATTGTGCGTTCACCGAGAAAATGCGCGCGCATCCTATCTTTGTGGACCTGTCCAGCTATCGCCAGAAGAAGAGCGGCGGCACCTACGGCACAATCACGTACAGGCCCCTGTTCGTTTGTTCGATGCTTGGCGTTTAAAACTGCATAACATAGGGCAGGAAGGTAATGGCCTTCCTGCCCAACATGAAAGGAGAGCACTTCATGGGTTTCATTACCATCGGTTGCCGTCTTCCTAACGGCCTGATTCTCGAACTTCCCGGCAAAGCTCCCGTTACCCTGAAAGGCCAGAATTCCGCGCAGGAAGGCCGTCCTATCATCCTGCTTACTGCTGACGACTGTGGCTATACCGACGTTGATGCTGATTTCTGGCAGGCGTGGAAGGCCGCTTACAAGGGCTTTGCCCCGCTTGAGGCTAACGCCATTTTCGAGGCGAAGAACCGCAACGAAGCGGTGTCCATCGCCAAGGAACTGAAGGACGAGAAGACCGGCCTTGAACCTATGCCGCAGGAAAGCGGCGAGATCGAAAAGGCGGATTAGTACGATGGCTGTAGCGACATTTGACGCGGCGGCATTCAAGGCCCGCTACCCGGAGTTCACGGCAGCGTCGAATGCCTCGCTCTCGTACTGTTTTGATGACGCGGGCTTGTATCTGGCCAATACGGATGCAAGCCCCGTCCAAGATATTTCTAGGCGCACTCGGCTCCTTTGGATGCTGACGGCGCATATTGCCACCCTGGGCGGCGCGCTTTCCGCAGATGGCAAGCCGTTGCCCGTTGGTCGTGTCTCACAGGCCGCAGAAGGCAGCGTAAGCGCATCGTTTGATTTCACGCCAGCGACGCCCGGGAGTGGCGCTTGGTTCGCCCAGACGGCGTATGGCGCGATGTTTTGGCAGGCTACGGTTAACTTGCGCGGAATGCGGTACGTCTCGAACCCGACTGTTTGGTAATGGCAAACGATACCGACCAGAAAATGCTTGCCTTGTCTGCCAAGGTACAGGCCAAGCTTGATGAGATTTCCAAGAAGATGGGCGGCGGAAGCGTCTCCATCGGATTCATGGAAGGCGCTACATATCCCGATGGTACTCCGGTTGCCGAAGTAGCGTTCTTCAACGAATTCGGAGTCCCGAACAAGAACCAGCCCCCACGCCCGTTCTTCCGCAATATGATTGAAGATCATCAAGACGAATGGCCCGCGCAAATGGCGGCGCAAGCCAAGGGCACGAATTACGACGGCCCGAAGGTCTTGGGGCTCATGGGCGAACTTATCAAGGGTGAATTACAACAAAGCATAAACGACTTGACGGAACCTGCGCTTGCTGCATCCACGATTGCGCGCAAGGGCTTTGACAAGCCGCTGATTGATACCTCGCATCTCTTGAACTCCATAACGTACAAGGTCGAGTAATGGACTTGAGGTCAATCGCTAACGCCGGGGCTTCCGTGGTCAACGCCAACGCCATTGTGACGGTGTTACGCTCTACTGGCTATACCATAGGCGATGGAGGCTTACAGGTCCCGACCTACGCGGCCCCAGTGACAGGCCCGGCGAATATCCAGGCGTTGAGCGCATCCGATATCAAGCAGATGGATAATTTGAACATCCAGGGAACCAT